GTCAAGAAATGTACCCAAAAGCGAAATGAAAAGGTCAAGCGGATTGCATAATAAAGAAAAGGAGGTATTACAATATAGCACAATATTAGGAAGCGTCCCTCCGAAACCACATATGAGAAGACCATACGCAAGTGTTAGCAGCGTGCATTCCGTGAAGTCTGCAAATACTTTTATCAAATCAATGTTGATGTTGGCTAATGAAAGTGAAAAAATTATTAAAGAAATATGCCCTAATATTTGGGAAGCTCAAAACGAAATATTCGAAAAACACGTAGATAAAAAATGGAGATTTGGAAACCTTTGGACAAGCTCTATTTCTAATTACAATATATCAGCACCATTCCACAGGGATGCAGGTAATATAGAGGGTTGCGTAAATGTTATTATAGCAAAGAAACAAAACGCTACAGGTGGAAACACGACCGTACCCGACTACGGGGCTACAGTAGATAGCTGTGATAATTCTATGTTAGTATATCCAGCGTGGAGAAATGTACACGGAGTAACACCTATTGTACCAACACACGAAGGGGGGTACAGAAACAGTTTAGTATTCTACCCATTAAAAGCTTTTAAAGGACTTAAATAACAGAATAAAAACAGAATGAGCAAAGAAGATTTAATACCATTTAAAAAAGGCGAAAGTGGAAACCCTGCAGGACGTCCAAAAGGAAGTAAGAACAGAAGCACAATAGCACGGCAATGGTTGGAAGTTAACCAGAACTTAAAAAACCCTTTAACAGGCGAAAACGAAACAATGAGCCAAGAGGACTTAATGACTTTAGCTCTAATTAAGAAAGCACGTGAAGGAGACGTAAACGCGTATAAGGCTTTAATGGATTCAGGTTATGGGGCACCCGTTCAGCAAGTTGAGCAAACCAATATCGAAATACCTTTATTCCCAGATGTTCAAAAGGACGACAGCGACAAATAAAGTCCTAGCTTTAAAAAGACGGATAAAGATTATTCAGGGTGGGACAAGTGCGTCCAAGACTTATTCAATTTTAGCCGTGTTAATCAATAAGGCTTTAACTTACCCAGAACTTGAGATAAGCGTAGTGGCTGAAACAATACCCCATTTACGAAGGGGTGCATTAAAAGACTTCCTAAAAATAATGAAATGGACGGGAAGGTACATAGATAATTCTTTTAATAAATCTTTGCTTAGGTACGAATTTGGAAATGGAAGCGTAATTGAGTTTTTTAGTGCTGATGATTCAAGTAAGCTAAGGGGAGCGCGTAGGGATATTCTTTACGTCAATGAGTGCAATAATGTAACCTTTGATTCTTACAACGAACTTTCAATACGAACACGGCAGGAAGTTTATCTAGACTTTAACCCTGCTAACGAATTTTGGGTGCATACGGAACTCAAAGACGAACACGATTCCGACTTCTTAATACTTACATACAAAGACAACGAAGCCTTGGATAAAAGCATAGTTGAGCAAATCGAAAAGAATAGGGACAAAGGGTTAACGAGTGCGTATTGGGCAAATTGGTGGAGGGTTTATGGGTTAGGGGAAATAGGAATGCTAGAAGGAGTAGTTTTTAATAACTGGAAAACAATAGACACGATACCCAAAGAAGCAAGGTTATTAGGAATAGGTTTAGACTTCGGGTACACGAACGACCCTACCGCAGTTATAGAAGTTTACAATTACAACGGGCAAAGAATAGTAAACGAAATTGTTTACACCAGTGGGCTACTGAATCACGAAATAGCCAAGTTACTTCCTAAGAGCGTACCGATTTACGCTGATAGCTCAGAGCCGAAATCCATCGAGGAAATACGTAGGCACGGAATAACAATTAAGGGGGTAACCAAGGGCAAGGATTCAATTAATTACGGCATTGATATAATGCAAAGCCAGAACTATTTGGTTACGTCAAACAGCACGAATTTAATCAAAGAACTAAGGGGGTATTGTTGGGATAATGACAAGGCAGGAAACAGGCTAAATAAACCTCAGGGAAAAAATGACCACGCTATAGATGCGTTAAGATACCATGAAATGGAAACCCTAGGGATGGGGGCAAACTATGGAAGTTATGCCATACGTTAAGACGGACCATACTACAGAATTAATAAACATGAGTTATTAAGATATGACGAATGATATGAATGTAATGATTAACACAGTAGAGAATTACATACAACAAAAGAAAGGCAGGCAGGTTAGAATAGTTTTTAACAATATAAAAAGATTTGCAGAGCATTTAGAGATGCTGAGACTTGCCTACCATCACGTAATAGAAGAGAGCAGAAAATGAAAGTAGAAATAACCGTACCGGAAAGCATTGCTGAGATTCCTTTATTGAACTACCAAAAGTTTTTAAAGGTACAGCAGAATAGTGATGACCAAGAGTTTGTCGCTCAAAAGATGATTGAGATATTTTGTGGCATTGAATTAAAGGATGTTGCCAAAATTAAGCTATCAACTATAAATGAATTGGTTGAGCATTTCAACAAGATATTCTCGGTTAAGCCGAAATTCTACCAAACATTCAAACTGAAAGATATGGAGTTTGGATTCATCCCTAACCTAGAAGAGATTTCATGGGGTGAGTATATTGACTTAGAACATAACCTAAACGAATGGGATAACTTCCACAAAGCAATGGCGGTGATGTACAGACCAATTATCAAACGTCAAAAGGACAAATACGAAATAGCACCCTACACCGCCACAGATGAGTACTTTGAACTCATGAAGTATATGCCTATGGAAATAGCAATTTCATCTAGGGTTTTTTTTTGGAATTTAGGAGCCGAATTATTAAACAGTACAGCGGACTATTTGGAGACCCTGAAGAGCAGGAAACCGACCAGAAGTCAGAGGAGGATTTCTCAGAGCGAGGGCAGTTTACCAAACAATGGGGATGGTACCAATCTATCTATGCAGTCGCTAAGGGAGATATCACAAGATATGAAGAGGTTACAGGATACGGACTACATAAATGTCTCACATATCTTACCTTCGAAAAGCAAAAAAACGAAATTGAACAAAGAGAATTTAACAGAAAACTAAAAAGATGATAGGATACTACACCCTAGTGGATGAGCTACGCAACCACTTTGAAGCTGATGCACTTGTTAACACTGTGACCAACGGGGACATTTTCGATGTTGACATAGCTAAGCAAACCATTTTCCCCCTGGTGCATACCATGGTAACCCAAGCACAATTTGAGCCTAACTTCCAAAGATTTTCCATTACCATTTTTTGTATGGATATTACCGATGCTGTAAAGGAAGAGGACACCACCAAATGGGAAACTCAAGACAATACCAATGATGCTTTGAATAGTACCTTAGGAATCTTGAATAGGTGTTACAAGATGTTACAGCATGGTGCATTATACGACCTAAATTACCAGGTTGATGGGGTGCCAACTTGCGAGCCATTTACTGAGAGGTTTGAAAATAACCTAGTCGGTTGGGCCATGACCTTAGACATTATTTGTCCTAATGAAATGACCATCTGTTAATGGACCAGGAGCAAACCTATAAAAACTTAAAAGCTTTCAGGGACGCTGTTGTTAAGCAGGCACGTACTAACTTAACCAAGAGTGGAAAGAACGCATCAGGCAAGCTATATAGAAGCATAGGGGGTACTGTTAAAGCTATGCCGAATAGTATAGGGATGTACTTTGAAATGGAAGAGTACGGAGCCTACCAAGATAAGGGGGTAAATGGTAAGCGGAGCGCATGGACCACAGCCTATAAATTCGGTACTAAGATGCCACCACCGAGCAAACTAGATAAATGGATAGTTAGGAGAGGGATTGCACCAAGGGATGCACAGGGTAAGTTAATGCCTAGAAAAACTTTACAATTTTTGATTGCTAGAAGCATCTACATTAACGGAATAAAACCTAGTTTATTTTTTACCAAGGCTGTTAACTCGGCATACAAAAAGCTCCCAGATGAGTTAATAAAGAGTTACGGGCTAGATGTTAATAAGATAGTCAACCAAGCCTTAAAAGAAACCATAGATAAAGCCAAAAAGAAATGACAAACATATTTTGTAGAAGCCCCCACATTATTGCCGTTAACAACCCCCTGCAGTCAGGTAGTAAGGTAGAATTATTTATATACGATGGTGGTGCAACCTTGCCTACATTACCTACCTACACACTTAGCAAGCTGATACCTGCAAGCAATAACACTGACACCTCCTATAACATTTCGCCGTACCTTAGGGAGTACATTACGCACCTTAATTTTAATAACAATTACGATGTTAATAACAGTTTAACCCCATACGCTGAATGGAGTTTTGTAAAGGTGAAAAGCTATAGCATGATTGGTGGCTCTTACGTTTTAGATAGGGATGAAACCATGAGGGTGTTTGATGGATACGGATATTACGAAGATGGTGGCAACCCAGACTTAGGGGATATTCTTTTGGCAGAGGGTACATATAATTATTGGTTTGATACAGCCAATTCACCAAGTACCATACCGGCTCACAGCGCAGGAATAGTTA